TTGTGCATCAAGTACTGCTTGACTTTGTGCCTGTTGTAGTCCGCCCAATCGACCCAACTGGTTAATATCTGCTGTTCCAAAATCTTGTATGTTTTGACCTAACGTGCCTTGTTGATTAAATGCTGTTTGTGCATTTAGGTTAGCTTGGTTAAATCCTTGTTGTAATAATTTTGATTGTAATAATGCTCTGTTAGCATCTGCATCTGATTGATATGCTGCTCTCATTACACCCTCACGTCCTCCACCTAAGTTTCCAGACATTGCAGCCTGTTGACCTATACCTGTTATTCCAGCTTGTGTTTGTTTGTCAAATTCTGCTAAGGTTGCATCGATAACATCTTGTTGATAAGGGGATGCAAAAGCTTGATAAGCTGTTGGTCCTGAGTATGCTGCTTGTTGTGTAAGATAAGGTTGATATGCTCCAACACCTGATCCTGCTAAATTATAAGCTTGTGTTTGTAAAGGATCTTGACCAGCTACTTGCGGTGCAAGTCTAGCTGTATCTAATGGTATAGATGTTAAACCTGCTAATTGTTTTCCATAGTCAACACCTAAATCTGTTACGTATTGTTGTGGTAAATTTTGTACTTGTTCTATTGCCATTATACTACCTCGCTTAATCTTTCCGAAACTTCAAACATATCTCTAGCGCCTTGCATTCCTTGTGACTCTTTTGATACTTGTCCACCCGCTTCTAAATGTTTCATCATGTTTTCCATAACTTGTGCTCCTCTATCTATATCTCCACCACCTGCGTTTCTAACAGCATCTGCAGTAAATACAAACTCATTTACACTTAATCTTGCAGGTACATCGTCAGCTTTTTCTCGTTTACCTATTGGAACAAATCCACCTTCAGCTCTGTAATCTTTTTCCATGCCACCAAGGTCCATTAATCCACCTTCAGCCATACCTATTCTACCACCGTTAGCTGCTGTAGTTTTGTACGTTTCAATCATTTCGTCTGGTGTAAATTTTCTAGCTGATACTGCAGGTAAAAAATTTAATCCTGCTGCTAGTCCTTGTTTTTGATCTAGTATGTTTGCAGATTTTTTAAGGTCTGCTAACATTAATGCTGTTTCATCTGCAGTCGGCTGACCACCCGATGAACCACTTTGATTTTTTTTAGTAAACAAACCGGCAGTAATACCACCTATTGCAGGGATAATATATTTATCTAAACCACCTGTACGTGTTTCTTTGCCTTGTTTATCTTTGCCTTTTTCACCTTTGAATAATCTGTCAAAAACTCCTTCATAACCTTCTGGTTCTCTGTCAACTCTAGCCTGTGACTCGTCTTCTAACTGTTGATATGATTTTCCGGTAATAGCCATTTCAATAGGATCTTTAATATATTTTTGAAAGAACGATCCAATACCATATTGTTTTCTACCATCGGCACCCATGATACCACCGTACGCTGCTGTCTGTCTATCCGATACCATTTCTTCCATTTCTGATATTCGATCATCTCCATATTTAATATAAAAATATCTTCTTAAATCATCAATGCTTCTTGGAGGTCGACCATTATCTGATTCAAATTCATCTATTAATAATCTTAATTCTTCTAATTCAAAACCAGGTGTATCATCAAAAGCCATTTTTTTGTTTGGTAAAGTTGGTCCTGTAGGTTTAGGTGCAAAAGGATTGACAGGTTTAGTTGGATCTTCTGGTAATGGTTGACCACCAGACATCATCATCATTTCCATTTCTTGTGGAGATTTAGGTCCTTCGTTACCACTATACTTTATAGATGGTGCGTTGGTCATTAATTCTTCTGAAATTTGTATATCTGTTATTGCCATAATTGCCTTATTTTAAAGAGTTTCTCATACTACTTGGTTTTTGCAAACAAATCAAGAGGCGGCATGATAACTGTTACATCTCTTTGCACGTCTTCTTCCGGTATATTAGCGGCTTTTAGAGCTTCTTCAGTTTCATATACTTCACCTGTTTTCTTGTTTTTAATTGTTGTTATTATCTTTTCTGGTGTTAACATTTTTATTTCACTCATTATGTTGTTACCTCTTTTTTAATGTTTAAGTAGCTAATAGCTACATCAAACGAGTCTGTTGTGCTAGATTGCACTGTAAAAGTTTTTCCACCTTCTATTATTAATGGTTGAGTTAATAATTCTTTTGTTTGATTAGCTGTTAACGGTACTGATTTAATGGCTGTAATACTATTATTTATAATAGTTACACTAGGTGTACCAGCTGATGTAACTAATATAGATTTAATTAAATATGTTTCACTAACTAAAGGATTACCAGATCCAAACGGAGTTAAAGCAGCGCCGCTAGTGCTATTATCTATTCCTACAAATTTATACTGATTTACTGTTGCCATTAATCTAAAAAGAAACTTCTAGCTTCTATCTCCTGTTTTAATTCTTCCTGAAATGTAGTGTTAAGTTTCTCTAACACTGCATCTAAATCTCTAACTAAAGATTGTGCTACATCTTCCTCATACTCTGAGCTTGCTCTAGTTAATGACTGTACTATTTTTGCCATTATATTCCTAACATATTTTTTAACACATTATATCTATTTCGTTCTGCGTTACTAATAGTGCCTGCTTGTAGTTTTTGTAATAATAATATATACTCATCATAACCACTTGCTTGGTTGTCTAGTGATGCTATTCCATTACCATTATCACCATTATTAATATTATTTTTTGTAGTAGATTTAGCTGTAGATGTTTTGCCTTTACCAAATTTTTCTGTAAAATTACTAGTAAAAGCATCAACTACATTTTTATCTGTTAAACCAATGTCGGTTGCAAATTTTGATAAAGTTTTTGCTGTGTTAAAAGCTTTTATACCTGTTGCAACTTTAGATCCTAATAACTGTGGAGCTACAATTCCTAACATAATATTAGTAGCTAGATTTTTAAAATTAAAAGGAGTTTTTGTAGGTGCAAAACTAGTTACAAGATTGTTTGGATCTATGTTAGTAATTCTAGGATCAAAAGAACTAATTCCTTGTTTATTTAATGCATCTAAAGTTTTTTGTCTATTACGTCTATCAGTATATGTAGTTTTAACTTCTATAGGGTTGTCAAATTTATCTACACCTACTGTAACTGTTGGTGTAGGCATGTTTGTATATTGATTTGCTATGGCTCTATCTCTAGCATCTCCATTACCACCTGGTGCATTAGAACCATGTCCTGGATCGTTTTCATGTCCCGCATCTGGTCCATAGTATCCTGGTCGACTACCATCTCTTGTTGGAGTGACCAACATAGATCCAGCATTACTTCCCATAATACCACCAACTCTTTGACCCATTGCATACATTTGTCTAGCTTGTTGTAGTCTTGTAATAGCCATTATCGTCTTCCTCCAGCATGTATATCTAACCTAAAAGTTCCTAATTTCCAACTAGTATCCACAGCTGTGTTGGATATTGTAAGAGCTATAGCTCGTGCTCTTGCTCGCGTATCTACTTTTGTAGTGCCAGATGTAATACTAAAAGGTCCAAGTGATGAACTAGCTGCAGTATCATTAGGATAGTTTCTTAAATCTAATTGTATAATAGAGGTCCCTTGTTGAGATATAAAATCAGGAATAATTCTACTTACTCTCATAATATTTTCACCATCACCTCTAAGATCACCTAAATTAGTCGCTGCTCCTCTTACAACTTTTTGTGTAATGTCATAATCACCAGAAGTAATATTAGCTGGTATAGCTGTTGTCACCCCTAATCTTATTTGATTAACTCCTGTTTCATGTTCATAGTAATAAGAAATTCCTTCTGTGTTTCCTGTTACATCAAAAGATGTATCTGTGCCTGCATCGTATTGAGTTGCATGAGGTAATCCAAATACAGCAGAATCTTGCCAAGTAGTTCTAATAAATAAACTACTTGCGTTTACAAACCATATAGGTCGTTTAGCAGTTGAATCTAAATAACTATAAGTAACTGATTGTGTATTTACATTAGAGTTAGCTTCTGGATAAAACCATGTAACTTCTCCAAACAAATTATTGATACCTGCATAAACCATTTGATTAGATGTTGTATTCAAATTGTCATAAACATAGTCTTCAACTAAACAGTCCATAGATTCTAGCTTACCAGTATATCTAAAGAAACCATTATCAGACATCCAATAAGCAGCACCGTCAACTTCAACAGCTGCATTCTTTCCAATCAATCCACAGTTAGTTCCAACTTGTTCAAAAGCAAATGTAAAAGGAGTTCCAACAAAACGCATAGTAAATAAAGCTGTATCACTCCAAACATATAATGCGTTTCTACCAAGTTTAGCTCCCATGATCCGTGATCCTGCGGCCAGTCTTTGTGTACCAGCACTATTTTCAGCTGTTGGTGTATAGTCATTAATATTTTCTTGAGATGAAAATCTTATAAACATTTCATCTTGAGTGGTTTTATCACCGATAGTTGTTTCTGTTCCAAAAAATACCAAGTGACGATCGGGAGTAGAGACTAACATATCACGTGACGCTGTTGGTGCTCCTGATATAATTGTTGCTCTTGTATCTACTGCATTAGTTGCGTCTGCATTCCATTCAAAACATTCACCATTAAATATTAAAGCAATAAGTGTACTACCCAGGTTATCTAATGACCACATACCTGGTTCTGCAACTTTATCCGTAGTTGCTGCTGCTTGGCCCCATGCTGAATAACTACTAAAGTTGGTAACTGTTGCTCCATCACTATGAGAGGCGTTAGTTGTTCCTCTAACATTTCTAGTAATGCCAGTAAAACTTGTAGCTGTAATTCCTGTGTAAGAAATTTCTTCATTATCTACTTGTATAAAATTTGTTCCAGTGCTTGGAAATCCTGTAGTGCTGGCTACATTGATTGTAGTTCCTGATCCACCAGTTCCAGCAGAGTCAGCATTTAATGCTCCATTTAAAGTTGTTGTTTGAGGATTTGTAACGGTACCACCCCACTGTGATATACCATAACCAAAAACTCCAATCTGTTCAGCGGGTCCTACATGGTAATATTGAAAATAAGTCATGCCTCCAGAAGTAGTTGCTCCTGCTCCTGTTTCAGTAGCACCAGCATTTATTTCTAAAGTTACAGTTGATGGTACAGCCGTAACCATAAATTTTTTATCTGCAAAAGTAGAAGACGTAAAATTAGAACCTGTAATAGTGCTAAAAGTAGATGCGGCTCCAAATAAAATAATATCTCCTACAGAAAAATTGTGTGCAGAAGGAAAAGTTAAAGTAACAGTTGATTGATTATTGGTTGTACTAAAAAAATTAGTAGCTGCTGTTCCCGATGGATTAACTAAAGGGTGTATATCATAGTATACTCCTCCAGAATATACATATAAAATTCTATTTGTACCGATGGCAGCGTACTTAATACCTTCTTTATTAACCATGTGATGCAAGCCCCTGGCTACACCCGTTAATTTACTATCTCCTAATTGAGACCAACCACCTATTTTTTCAGGTGTACCGTACCTAAAACGAACGTTTTCACCACCAGTCCACTGTGATTCAGCGCCTGTAGATGTAACTTGTTTGTTAAAGCCTGGTAAAAATCCTAATTTTTGTAACATGTTGTCCTGTTATATATACTTTTAAAGGATCAGATAGTATCAATATTAAATAGATTTTTCAACAAAAGAACACCAACCACTAACTATGTATTTATTTTCGTTAGGGGCAGCAATTCCAATATGGGAATGAGTCCATCCAGCTGGCCAAATAACAAGTTTTCCCGCCTCTGGTTTTATTTTTAATTTCTGTTGAGGAAAACTAGTTTCACCACCTTTTTTTATAGTATTACAATAAATCATCCAAACTAATATTCGATAAGGAGTACTAATTGAGTGTTCGCAATGTTCACGATTAAAACTTTGACCGGGTTTGTATTTTTGATAATTACAAGACACATCTGTTTTCCAAGCAGCCACAGGACCTTTGGCTAAGAAAACATTATATTTTTTATATTCTTCTATTCCAGCAAAAAGATCATAAACCCATTCTTGTTCATAAGGATTAATTTTAAACAAACCACTATAAAACCCTTCAATATTTTTAGTTTTTTGTTCTACTAATCTTGATTGATTTATAATACTAATAATATTATCACAGTATTGTTTTTTTATACCTTTCTTTTTAATTAAAATATGATTTTTATACATTTTTAAACAAAGTTAGCAGCTATAGATATACGTTCACCTTTAGATTTATAAGGAGTTACAAAATGAAATAAATTGTGTGGAAAAATAAAAAAATCTCCTTCTTCAATTTCAGGACTTACCTGATTAATCGCTTTGTCAGATGTAGACCCATATATAAATTGAATCGCACCTGGACCAGCTCCAGTTCCTAAAAATTGTTTTTTTTCTTTTTTTAATGCAGCAGGAATTTTAAGATAGATTACACTAGAAAAATTACATCCTGTATGTACGTGCGGAGAATTAACTTCTCCAGGTGCCATGTAATTTACCCATGCTGTATTACATTGTAATTTTTGTTCAGGTTTTTTTCCATAATAATTAGGATAAATCTGTTCATAATAAATAGATAGATATGGACAAATTATTTTGTAAAGTTCTAAAGTATTAATTTTATACTCATGTTTAATTACTGCTGAAAGATCTTTTGTCTTATCTAATTTTTTATCTTTTTTACACAATTTAATTAATTTTTTAATTTCATCTTTTGTTAATTTAAATTTACACAATAAAGGTCCCCAATAATAAAATTGATAATTTATTTTATGCGTCATAATTTATATTAATTAATATTCTATATTTTTTATTGCTACAAGAAGTGCTTTGATGCAATAAATTTCCTTTAAATTTTAATAACCGGTTTTCTTTACTTTGAATAAAATTATTTTTTTGAATAATAGTACCTCCATTACAATCATTAAGATAAAGAATAGCTGCATCACTTTTGTAATCAGTGTCTTGATGTTCATCAAACTTAATTATTTTATTTGTTGGATAGAATAAATTAACCTTAGCTCTAATTAATTTTTTAACTTTTAATTTTTTTAAAAAAGGTTCAATTAATTTAATATGGGAACTTTTAATTGAATTGTTATCATAAAAAGTGTGTATAAAATAACTAAAATAAATATTAGATATATATTTTTGTCCAACTAATTGAGAATAATACCAAGGAAAGTTATTTGAATTAAGTATAACATCTTTAATTTGTTTAAAATTTTCTGTATCTAAAAAATTTTCTTGTATCTTATACATTGATTTTCTTTCTCTCATTGACAGATATTAATATATAGGATATATATTCAAAGTCAATACAGATATGAAATTAGAAAATAAAAAACGTACTTATGATTATTGGATATGGAAACCATATTTTAATTTAAAAAACGTAAAACAATTAACAAAATTAATTGAAGCTAACATACACGGAGACGAACCTTCTGATAAAGCTGCTACAGGCAGAGATGGAAAACAATTAAAATTTTTAAAAACTCGTTACGTTTTTATACATAAATTAGCTAAGTTTTTAAAACCGTTATTAAAACAAGTTTATTATATTAATGATAGAGAATTTCAATGGGACGTGTTTAATACGTTTGATGATTTTGATCTTTGTAATTATAATGTTTATTCTTCTAAAACTAAAGACAACTATGAGTGGCATGTAGATAGTACAGGAGCAGATGTTAATTTTGAAACTAAGTTTACAATTTTAATTAATCTTTCTGATAAAAAATATAATGGTGGCGATTTTTTATACTTTCAACAACAACAACACAACATTGTAGAATTTAAAAACCCTGGAGCAGTGCTAATGTTTAAATCTTATTTAAATCATAAAGTAACTCCAGTAACTTCTGGTACAAGAAAAACTTTAACTATATTTATAAATGGACCTAGATTTAAATAATCGATATATTTTAGGAATACAAATTGGACATAAGTCTTCTGTGGCTTTATATCAAAATGAAGAATTAATATATTATAATCAAGAAGAACGTTTAACTAAAATTAAAAACGATGGATCTTTACCTACTAAATGTATTGATCAAGTAAAAGATATTACATCTAGTATAGATATGGTAATGGTAACAAGTTATGATGGAGGACATAGTGCAGGCCCTATTAAAGATTATTTACTTCGTCTTAATTTAATAAAACACGATCAATTAGCTTTTTATACACACAAAGGCCATCATCTAACCCATGCTACTAAAGCTTATTTTAGTTCTGGTTTTAAAGATGCATTAATCTTTGTAGTAGATGGACGGGGTTCTAATTATAATCTGTCTAACGGTGCAGCTGCTTATGAAACAGTGTCGGTATATAAGACAACAAAAGATTATAAATTAAAAGCTATTTATAAAAAACTTTTTACTAAAGAGCCTAACATAAAAAATTTAAAAGTAAGATATGACATTGATTATCCAGAAGTAGGCTCTATTAGAACTCCACATATAGACAAACAAACAAAATTTGAAATTGTTGACACACATACATTAGCTCATATGTATACAAGTGTTGCTAATTTTTTTGATTGGCATAACGAAGAGGGAAAACTTATGGGACTAAGTGCTTATGGAAAACCAAATAATAAAATAAAAAAATTATTAAATACTAAAGATTTTATTAACAACGATTCTATGACAATTAATAGAGACAAGTTTCCACAAATAACAGATCATTTAGAAGCATTAGCTTTTGAAACTCAAAAAAAATTTGAAAATGATTACTTTAATTTAGTAAAAAAATATGTAAATAAAAACCCAAAAATTAAAAACATAGTGTGCACTGGTGGAGCTTCTTTAAATGTTGTAAATAATTTAAATCTTTTAGAAAAATTTAAAAAACTAAACATTTATATTGACCCTATGTGTGGTGATGAGGGAAACAGTATAGGAACTTGTCAACAATATTTACATGCTGTTGATAGATTTTTTAATTCTAATAAAAATATTTATTTAGGTCCTAACTATTTTATTAAATTTAATTTAAATGTTGATGAAAAAATAAAAAAAGTTAATACAAAAAATATAATTAAATTATTAACTGATAAAAATATTGTTGCTATATATCAACAAAAAGCAGAAGCCGGACCAAGAGCTTTGGGTAACAGAAGTTTATTAATGGATCCTAGAATTAAAAACGGTAATGATATTATGAACACTGTTAAAGGTAGAGAAAAATTTAGACCGTTAGCTTGTTGTATATTAGAAGAAAAAGCTAAAGAGTGGTTTGAAATGAACACGTTAAAAAAATCTCCGCATATGATGTACGCTGTTAAAGCTAAAAATAAAACTAAAAAATTAGTTTCTTCTATAGTTCACAAAGACAATACCTGCAGAGTACAAACAATATCTAAAAAAGATAACCCTTTTATGTATCAATTATTAATTGAATTTTATAAAAAAACTAAAGTGCCTATATTAATGAATACATCTTTTAATTTAAGAAAAAAACCTATTGTTGAAACACCAGACGATGCTTTAGAAACTTTAAGAAACTCTGAGTTTGAATATCTTTTTTTTCCAGATACAAAAGATTTAATATATATAGAAAATTTTAATTTGTATTAAAAATAGATTTATACTTATCTTCAAAGTTTTTAGGAGGCATTCCTAATAATTCTCTTCCATCAAATTTTAATCCTGAACTAACGTAATGTAGAAATAATTGTGCACATTTTTTACCAATAAATTTGTTTCGCCAATGTTTTAAAATATTTCCTCTATATATTAACATATCTCCAGCTTTTAAAATTATTTTTTTGTTTTCTAAATATATTGGCCATGTGTCTCCGCCTAAATTTAAAGTTATAGAAAATTCACATTCTTGTCTATCTATATGTTTTTTTAATTTGTCGTTTTTTTTATAAAATCTAAAATAACTATAGCTTTCATTTAATTTTTTATTAGTTTTTTTTTCTACAATAGGTTTAAGTTTTTTTAATAAAGTTTCAAAAGCTATGTCTGAATAATGACAATATGTATTAGGAACTTGTGGATCATTCCAGTGTCCTAAAATATAAAGATTAGACGGAGTGTAGTTTGCCTTATATAATTTTTGCACTACATTTTTTTTTAAAGAAATGTAGTCAAACAAGAAACCTGTTAGTTCTTTAGAAACAGCTTTTTTAACTACAATATAATTATTTTTTTTAAAACTCATTTAAAATTTGGTCCTGTTATCCAGCCAACTAAAGAATTACGTTCTCCTTTAGTCATAGGAGTAACTTTATGCAACAAGAAACTTGGAAATAAAACTAATGTTCCTTGTTCGGTTGGAGCTTGTGGTTCTTGAGAACCTTCTTTAAAAATAAGTTTTCCTCCTGTATATGTTTTAGAATCATTTAATTGAAGACTAAAAGATAATTTTCTTATATGACAGTTCAATCCTCTATCTACATGAAAATCGTAATGTTCTCCAGGTGATTTATAATTAGTAAATTGAAGACCTTCTGTAAAACCAAACAAATCAAATTTAAAAAATTGTCTGTTTAAATCCATAACACATTGAGAAATTTTACTAAACAACCAATAATTATTTTTAGTAGCATGTATCCAAGAAATAGAATTATTTCTTACTTTTTTTAATTTGTTATCTCTAACACGTCCTTTTATTAGACCTTCTTTTTTTCCTAATTGAATTATTTTACTACATTCTTGTGGTGTAAAAAGATTTTTTTGATAAGCAAATGATTCAACTTCATCTAATCTAAAAGGCCAAATACCACTATCTTCTTTCATATAATAAATATAACACGTACAAAAAAATTGTAAAGAATTAAGAAACTATATCATTCCACGTTTCAGTAGAAGAATCCCAATATAAGTTAAAGTCTGATATATCATTAATTACTTTTGTTCCTAAAGCACCAACAAATCTTACGTTAGCGTCATCATAGGTAGTCTGTAATTGTTCTCCATTATGTTCAATTGAAGTGGGAGTAGGAATAGGACATATCCATTCTCCAACATCATTATAGGATGACCAACTATCGTATGGTTGTGCTCCTACAAAAATATCTTTTTCTTGATCATAGTGTCCGCCTATTCCTGCAAAATTTGCTCTAAAAGCTTTTGATTGATCTTCGTCAACAACTGGCGAAGCATCTCGATCCCAATTTGGGGTATAGTAAATACCACCTCTAGTATTATAAGATGTTTGTTTCCAAACATCATTTGTTTTGTATAAAGTGTTTAAAAAATCTACTCCAGCTTGTTCAGTAGGAGCTTCACTATCATTAACTACCACAACATTAGTAACTAATCCGTTTTCATTTATTTTTGCAAAATGTGCCATTATGCTGTGTAAGCTCCATTTCCATTATATATAAGAATTGTATCATCACCGCTAGTTGAAACTTGTGGACTTCCAGAAGTTTGTGATGTGTAATCGGCAGTTAATAATCTTAAAACTACTCGGCCACTATTTCCGCCCGAACCACTTGAATTACCAGAAGATGCAAACGTTCCGGTTCCGCCGCCACCTAAAGGACCATCACCAGCACCACCACCAGGCACTGAACCACCACCACCTCCAGCAGCAGTAACTCCGCTACCTGTTATATTAGAAGTTTTTCCATCTCCGCCTGAACCTCGTCCATCAGCACCACCTATTTCAGCGGCACCACCGCCACCATTAGATTGTCCACCAGGACCAGTTCCAGAACCAGCACCACCATCAAAACCTTGTACGACATCACCAATTGCTTGACCACCTGCTTGTGCATTGTAAGTATTAGAACCTCCGCCAGAACCACCATCAGCTTGACCACCAAAATAAGATTGACCCGAACCACCACCTGTAGCTATCATTTGTACTTTGTCTCCTACGATACTTGAATTTGCTCCAGCCGTTCCAGCTTGACCAGTTCCAGCACTAGTTCCAACACCGCCGTTTCCACCACCACCTACAGTAATTGTATATGTAGCACCTTTTGTTAAAGCTAAAGCTGCTTCAGTTGAAGTTCCCGATCCTCCGGGTGTGTCTGATGAATAAGAAGTTCTAAAACCACCGCCGCCGCCACCGCCGCCGCCTGTTTGAGAGGGTGTTCCACCGCCGCCACCGCCGCCACCGGCCACAGCAAAAAAATTAACAGTAATGCCTGCAGCGCCACCACCTGATCCAAATCCTAAAACTTGATAACCAAAAGACATATTTTATTCTCCTTATGCGTCGTTAGCCGCATCAGTAGTAAAGAATAATTTAATACCTAGAACTCTAGATTCTCCTGTAAAAGTATCACTACCATCTGCTGCGTCTCTATATAGTTGAAAGTAAGATTGCTCTCCTGCTGCAGGAGAACCTGCAACTGTCATTGCGCTACTTTCAGATGTAATTTGTTGATCTTCAACTGTTCCTATTCCAGCATCTGTAACTTCTATTGCTGTTCCATATGCAACATCAATAGTGTCTCCATCTGCGCATGCTACACCTTGTAAACCAAATATACAGTCTCCTGTGTTAGTTGTACTTGGAGACCAATAAACTTGATAAGTTAATGTTCCTTCATTCCATGATTTTGGCATGGCTATTGTAAATTGTGTGTATTGTTTTGTACTAGCATCAAAATCAAATACTTTCATATCTGGTCTTATAGCTGTTGTTTCTACTTGTTCTGCATCAGCTCCATTAGTTGTAGCTGCATACATAGCTGCAGCTGGAATCCATATAGTTTCTTTACCAGCAATTTTTAAAGCAGAACCATTTCCTTGTAAAACACCTGTTCCTTTTGGAACAAGGTTAAGACTTACATTAGTTTCACCAGAAGCCGTAATACTAGGTGCATTGCCCGTAGCAGCATTTGCTAATGTAATTTCATTAACAGCTGAACTTGTTGCAGTAAGATTAATTAATTCATTTCCGTTTGTGTCTGAAATTTTTGTTCCTATTGCAGGACTAGTTAAAGTTTGTGTTCCAGTAAGAGTTACATCACCATCACCAAAACCTAAAGTATATATGTCTGGGTTACTTCCATCATTGGCTGTAGCAAATACAAGTTGATCACCTTTATCTGTTGCTGAAAAAGTAAATGAATCTCCTGAACCAGTTGCATATTTAAATTGTACTGTATAAGCACCTGATGTTGAATTTCTTAAAAAATAAAATGTTTGTGCATCATTTGGAATTGTTACGATTTGGTTTCCAGAAATTGAACCTGTAAACTCAATCATTCTGTGAGACATAACTGCACCAGTTGATCCATCAGAAACTGATAAAGCTGTAGTTTGTACACCACCTGCTATTGATTGTGCAGAAAATCCACCTGAAATTTGTTCTATAATATTTAAGTTGGTGTTAGTTTTTGATCCCCATGTACCAGCGTTTTCACCAGTTGCCATTAGTTCTACACCGAGAGCTGTATAAGTTGATGCCATAATTTTGTACTCCTAATTAGTATCTTTTTTTAATTTGTTTTATACTCATTGTCAATCATTTACTGCTGTATAATTTGCAGTTTGTGTTGCAGTAACGGAACTATATCCTGCGCTTTGCGTGCCTGTAATAGCTTCATAACCTAATGGAGCTACATTACCCACACTAGCAGTTGCAGAAACTCCTGTCAATCCCATAACATCTGCTGGTGTTAAAGATCCAACTGCAGAAGTTGCAGAAACTCCTGTCAATCCCATAACATCTGCTGGTGTTAAAGCTCCAACTGCAGAAGTTGCAGAAACTCCAACTAAATCTATTGAAGGGTTTGAACTTATAATTACTTCACCAAGTGCTGATATAGTACCTAATCCTGTCAATCCCATAACATCTGATGGTGTAATTGCACCTACAGAAGATGTTGAACTTAATCCAGTTAATCCCATAACATCGGCTGGAGATAAAGATCCAACATTTGATGTTGCAGAAACTCCTGTAAGAGTTCCAGTAAAATCAGAAAAAGCTGTAGGACTTCCAACACTAGCTGTTGCACTTAAACCAGTTAAACCTTCTACGTCTGCAGGCGCCAATACTCCTACACTTGTATTTGATTGAAGACCTGTTAATTCTAAAGTAAGACCCGTAGCTCCCCAGTTTTCAACACCCCAACCATCAGAACCCCAACCTGTATTTATTTCTGTAATAATTGTTAGAGATCCAGTAGATGATGTTGCACTTACACCTGTTACTAGTATAGTTGGGTTATTACTTTCACCCCATGGTTGCTCACCCCATTCAGCTCTACCCCATCCTTGTAAGGCTCCTGATACAACTTCTCCAACAGATGAAGTTGTAGATAAACCAGAAAGTAAAACTGAGTTATCGCCTAAAGCTCCCCATTCGTTACTACCCCAAGCTTTTCCACCCCATCCTGCATCTAAGAAAGTTGCTACTGATCCAAGATTAGTAGTAGCACTCACTCCTGTAAGAGAAAATACTACATCATCTTGACTTCCCCAAGTATTTTGATTCCATTGTAAAACTCCCCACGTATCAGGGTCCACAGTATTTGCTTGACCACCCATATTAGGATGAGAAGAACAATAATAATAAAGTTGTGGTGCTGAGGCAGCGACAGTTATTTGAACTTGTGTTGAACTATTTACTGTTACACCTGTTGTATACTCACTTCCAGAATTGTGTGTGCCATCTGATGTTGTAGAAAATCTAAATGGGTGAGCTGAAGGATAATTAAATACATAAGTATAACCTTCTGCAAGATTTATAGTGTCTTGTAAAACATCGTCTATATAATATTTATTACCAGAACCAGGGTTGGCTACCGTTACTGTGAATGTTCGGATTGCCGACATAAGGACTTACTCCTTATGCTATACGGATTATTGCGTTAGATGCGTCGGCTGTAGGAAATTGAATTGTAAAAGTTCCACTTGTTACAGTTTTGTCTGCACCAAATGCAATTGCACAAACTGCTCTATCAGCGTTTGTATCGTTATATATTAAACAACCATTAGCTGTGAAAGAAGCTGAAGTAAAACTTATATCTGCAAAATCACAAACAGCAGTGTCAGTTGATAATACAGGAGTTACACTTGTAAGTGCTTTTCCACCAGCTGTATAAGCAGATCCTGATGTGTTAGAAATTTCATTTGATGTACTGTAAGCTGTAGTTGATTTATTTAAAGTAGCACTACTTGTATATAAAGCTAATTTAAAACTGTTTCCAGATGATGCCGTAAAATTGTGTAAAGCTTGTAAAACTTCTGCTTTAAAACTGTTACATATTGCTGATGTTATTGCCATAATATTTATCTCCTAATTACTGAGGCGGTGACTCGATTGGAATTCTTATTGTACCATCCGTGTAATCGTCTCGTCTTCTTCTTCCAATTTGCATTGCTGCAAACTTTTGTAGTTCTTGTTTATACTTTTGCTCGTATAATGTCAACATATCTGTTGGACCTTTTAAAAATCCATATGCCTCTACTAAACATGCATATAACAGACCTTGGGGGAAATACAAACTAATATAATTAGTCTGATTACTAGCTTCTAATGTAGCAGGCATTTTATTGTAATATATTCTAAATATATAATTGGCATCTGGAGTAGGTGCTAAATAAATTGATCCAGAAGTAGTGTCTGATAATCCTGTTGCTCCTCCAAACATAGAATAATATTTAGGTTTTCCAGTAACGTCTGCACCTGATGTAGTTGATCCTTCGGGACCGGTTAATCTTCCTACATACTCACTTAAAAAAGTTTGATCACGTCTTTCTAACCATGTGCCTTTTTCAGTAGAATTAGTTGCATTAAACACTTCAACACCTCTAATAAATAAAGCTCCTGCTGGAACTCTAATATTATTTACATCTGTTGCCATTGTACCTTGCTCCACGAATCTGTCTGAATCCATAGGTAGATCCATCATAATTCTTTGTTGAGAGTTTAAAATAAAACTTTCTAAAACATCTGTTGTAAATACATTAGCATCTACTTCTGTGTAGTTTCTAATTTGTGTAACTAATGTGTTATAACTAATTCCTGACATAATTAACCTTTATCATTTACGGGTCCAATTGTACATTGAAAACCGCCTCCTGTTTCTGCACTTGTAGCATTAGATACTAATGGTACTGTTATAGAATTATATTGTGTTTCAGTTGCTGGTTGAGCTCCTGTTTGAACTGTTGTTCCAATAGCAGTTGCTAAATAAGATCCAAAAACTTTTGCTCCGCTGCTATGTGTAGTTGCGGTAGTGTTAGATAACGTTATTCCCTTAAATGGTGCAGCTGTTCCACGTGTACATCCTGTTAAATTATTACCAGCTTTACCTGTATATTGAATTACTTCATTTAAATATTTTCCATAATTAGTTGTGTCTGGAGTTGTGTCAATTTTTTCTATCATAATAAAACCAGAAGTTGGAAACTCAGTTGCATCTGTTAAAGTAATTGTTGTAACAGAATCACTTATGTTTCCGTTTAGTGTAGTTTCTAATTCTAAAGTTGTAATTGCAACACCTCCAACCGGTTTTTTAACAGATTGAAATCTGACATAACTAGTTCCATCATTTATTTGATTTGATGGATAAGATACACTTAAAGTTCCAGATGCAGCAGTAGTTGTAAAAGGATTATTAGGTAAAATATCTTGTACAGGAAACTCAACTCTTGCAGGTCTTGCATGCATTAAACCTTGTGGGTCTGCGCCTACAGGATGAGGTTCTAATTGTGGTTGTTTAGGTTCAAATTCAGAATTATGTACCCACGCACCAGTCCATTCTTTAACCATTTCTCTATATGGAAAAGCTGCACCTGATCTATCAGATATTGCTAATGCTTTACTACCTTTTGCGAATCTAGCCATTATACATTTGGATAGTATGTCTTCGGAGTAATAAATGTGCTAGCTGGAGAACCATCTTCAGATAGTGCTCTTGCTAATTCATCCTCGTACAACAACTTCATCTCCTGT